CATTGAAGTGAAACCCAAAAAACAGACTACTCCACCCCAGAAAAAATCTAGAGTAACCAAAGGATACTTATATGAGATGAGAATGTATGCAGTAAATCATGCTAAATGGAGAGCAGCCCAAGAATTCTGTAAAGACAATGGAATGGAATTCAAAATCATAACAGAAGAGGAACTGTATGGAACAAGAGGAATATCTAGAAGATCAAAGAAATAGATTAGAAAGAGTAGTTGATGACATCATTGGGATGGATGATGCTGACGAACGAATGCTAGCGGTGACTGAAATATTAAAAGAAACTGAAGTAATTCCAGATGTTGGAAAATATTATACCTTTATATACTCTCCAAAAACTCCCAGAATTCGTTATGATCAATTTCCTCTTATTGCTTGTGTCCATATAGAAAAATGGGGATTTAGAGGAATGAACTATCATTGGCCAGCATTTAGAAATTATACATGGGAAGAAGTGGTAGGATATCTCCATATAGCTTATCCTCTTGAAATGCCTGATTTACGTTCTATTCCATATCAAAATTTCAAGATAAATAACTAAATATGCTTTTAGTATATGTCCACGCCGGTAATTAGAACATCAGACTATAGAAATAGAGATACTAGTGGATGGACTCCAACGTCTTCAGGGGCCACTACTTATGATTCTATTCGTACGTATAAAAGAAATAGTACTGATGCTCCTAGTGGATATGATAGATTAAAAATAAGAACAGATACTAATACTGGAGA